ATACGGCCATAGCTAGTGGTGGGGCCGACATAGGCAGACAGCCCATCGGGGGTGACAACGACAGAAGCCGCCAGCGCGCCTGAGATGGCGGCTGGCGGCGTTCCAGGGAAAGAGGGTGTCTTAGTGTGGGCCGGGTGGCTCCTGCTCAACAGGACCGTCTGAGTGCGATCCTGTATCTCGGTGGCAACTTCAGTGGCAGCGTCGGCAAGTTGCCCGTGGACAAGGACCAGCAGCTCATCCAGCGCCGCCTTAGCGGCGCTGTCATCAACTGTGGTCATTTCCTGGCCGCCTTCTGCTGTTTCTTCTGCTCGCGCTCTACGGCTTCGTTCTCACGGCGCTGATCCTCGTTATCGAGGGCATCCGCAATCGGGAAAAGCCAGGGCTCCAGTACCAGTGGAAGCTGATCCACGATCTCCGGATGCCAGCCGAAACGGCGTGCGTAAGCCGCGTAACGTAGTTCATCCCAGGGAACCTCGGCCTTCTGCTCTTTAGTGAGCTTGCTGCCGCTAAGCCAAGCCTTAAGGAGGCTTAGCCTGCGGTAGGGTCCGAGTCCCTTTTAGTGGGGTCGATCGTGGCAGTGATCAGTTGCAGGTGCGGCTTGACCGCTGCGGCCAGGGCGTGAGCCTGCTCGACCGTGAGCTTCCCCATGCTGTCCGGGTCCGCACAGGGCAGCGGGAAGTCAAACGACCACTGCTTGACCACCCGGGCCAGCATGGCGTCTTCCAAGTCCTGATCGTTGGCGCCGCCGACAATCGCCGTCTTAGTCTCCGGGTCGATGGTCAGCTTGCTTACCCTGAGGACAGCCTTCTCGTCGGCGCGGCGCAGCTCGCCGACTTCCTTAATTTCCGCCCACTGGTCTTCGGGCAGTTCAACACGCATCAGATGATCCCTTCGTTAGCGTGTGACTATGATTAGTACGTCGGTACAGCGTTCTGGAGAGTGATCTTCCCCGGTGAGAACCCGCCCGACTGGCCCGTGTTGGTGGTATTAGCGATGGCCTTAAACGAGATTTCGTACTCGATCTCGTCATTGCCAGCCATCTTGGCCGTGTCGTAAGCGGCGGTCGCAAAGTCGAACTGGGCCGACAGCAGGTTAGCCCCGGTAAGCCCGTTGGAGATGACGATCTGAAGCTGCGGCTGAACGTTGTTAAGCATGTTCAGCATCGGCGACTCGTCAATAGCCAGGTGGGTGAAGCCGCCCGTGATGGCCAGCCCGTTACGGGCGATGATGACGGGCTGCTGGAACCCAGTCAGAGCCCAGTAGGGCTTGATCTGCCTGGCAATGTTGATCTTCGGCTCGATCACCGACATGATCTGTGTCCCGCCAGAGGCGGGACCGCCGATGCCAACCAGGGCTTCCCAGGAAGCCTGAAGCTTAGAGTTGCTAATCGTGTTGGTCGGCCCCGACGCGGCAGCCACACCCAGGAACCCGGTGCCCTTGGTGTCGTGCATGAAAGCCGCTTGGGCGTTCATGGTGAAGTCAATGCCCGAGCTGCACCAGTAGGCGTAGTTCCTGGCACCGAACGAGCCCGAGATGCCCTGGTGGTGGGTCTTCGTGTGAGTGACCGGCTGGCCGTTGCCCGAGTTCAGCAGGGAGAAAATGTGGGTGAACGGGGCAACCACCGTTGAAACGGCCTTGCCGTTGGCGTGAGTGAACCTGGCCGGGGTGTTAGTAAACGTAAGCGTGTTGGTGACCACGTTGGTAAGCACGACGATCTCAGGGTTACCGTCACCAGTGATGCCGAGCTGGACCGCCTGGCCGATGGCGTAACCGGCACCGGAGACAACTGAAGCGGTAGTGGCGCCAGCGGTGACCTGAGCGCTAAGGGTGGTCGAGTTCGTGGGGGTTGACCCGGTGGCCGTGTAGTCGCCCATGAGGTTGTGCAGGTCGTAACCGAGATCGTCAATGTAAACCGGGCCTGAGTAGTTCAGGTCCGCGATCTCGACACCCTGGACAAGGCCGTACTGTTCGGCCATGGACCCACGGAGCGACTTGTCATCAAGCCAAGTCGGCTTCTCGTCAGGTTCAACCTTCTCGACCGGGGTTGTGGCAACAGGCTGAACGATGGTCCCGGCAACCAGCTCCCGTGCCGTCCCAACCCACTGCTGAGATTCGGGGAATACGGTTGCGACGATTGGTGCAGGCATGTGTTAGTCCTCAGCCGCAGGAGTGGCAGGAATAGCCGGGGTGGAAGGGGTGGAAGGGGGCGGCGGGGGAAGCTCGCTTACCCAGCGGTTATCCCCGGGGTCCTCGTCAAGGTCTCGTTCGTCGCCCGGATGGGCGACAAGGCTTCCCTCGCCAGGTATGACGATCTGCGGGTAAACCCGCTCGTCTTCACCGATGTACCGGAACATGGTCAAAGTGACTCCTACTTACACCGGCAGAGCTTGCTAGGCATTCCGCAGCTCCAGCAGATCAGGGACTTAAGAGACAATCTCGACTTCAGCATCAAACGTCACCGTTGCGTGGGTAGCTGTTATTTCGTCTATGCCGAGATTGGACGGGTAAACCTGGGTGCGAATCCCACGGGGATTCTCACCGGCCTGATAACAGATGCCGCCCAAGCTGACATCGGAACGGACCTGTGACTTGATTTCCTCAAGGAGGTTGTCAACGTCAGCCTCGGCGTCCTCGGCATGAGGCTTATGGGCCAGGTGGAACACGTGCAGGATCACCGTGTACGTGACCCGTTTGCGGCCCGTGCCAGCGGGAATGGCCCGGCGTATCTCGGTGTCATTGGGCAGCTCTGTGATGATGTAGGCGCCCATGCCCCGGCCTTTAGCCTGGCCCAGCACGTAATCCTTATCGCTGAGCCGCTTAGGCTGATAAGCCCTCACAGTGCTAAGCCCTGCGTTAAACAGGTGAGCTGGGATGTTCCCCCGGTAAGCCCTAGCCTCGGTGTCGTAGGCTGGGCCGCCGAAGAACTGGGCTACACCAGTCCGGAAGATTGGCCTACTTGTTGTTGCCACTGCCAGCCCGCTTGAGAATCTTGGCTAGCTTCTCTGCGTTCGCGTCAACCTTGGTAGCGGCGGCCTTAGACTTCAGGGCTTGCTTGATCTGCTTCTCGGTGTCCTTGGGCTTGGTCACCGGACACGCCTGTAAGGCTCAAGCAGCTCGTAAGCGTTATCGAGCAGGCCACCGGCTTTGCCGCCGCTCGCGGAGCGGCGTGCAGAAGGCCCATAAGGGCTGCCTGAGAACGGGTCTTCGTCCGACACGTCCTCACGCATCATCAGCGCAACAGCCATGGAGACGATGGCCTGGTGAATCTCGGGGGGAAACTCTGAGATCCCCACCTGCCCGGCAGGCCCGGGGCTAACAGTGTGGTTGCTTAGCAGGGCACCCGTAAGGTTCAGGGTGTTGCCCGCGATCGAGGCAACCGTGACAGCTTCCTCGTTGGCCGGGTCCCAGATTCTTGCCGTGCTTCCCGGCAATGTCACAGATAGGCCGTAGGGGGTCGTAGAAGGGATCTGGAAGCCCGTTGGGTCCGCAACCGTTACCGAAGTACCCCCGGCCGTTACAGACGCTCCCAGGACCGTAGAGGCGTACCCGGCGACATACTGGATCTGCACGTAAACCTCAGACCCATCACACGGCACCATGCCGAACTCAAGCGAACCCGACCACGATCCCCGCCAGGGGATCGCCGACACGATGATGCCCCTGGCATCCTCAATCCAGACCTGCGTGAAATCGGTAAGCGGCTGCAAGTTCTGGAATGTAGGCCCAAAAGCCAGAGCCGTAACCTGCCGCACGGGGATGTTAGACGGGTGGATGATGATCCGCCCCTGCCGGTCCACCCTGCCCCGGAACTGCTCGTTGGCAGTGTGAGCCCCAAGCTTCTGAGCCACAAAGTTGTCAGCCCACGCCGACGCCCTCAGCAGCACGTTGAACAGTTCGGCGTCCTGCTGTGCCTGCACGCCACCGGGGATCAGGTTGTCAACATCCAGCCAGGTCGGGGCGGCCTTGAACTCGGCAACCGTGACATACGGCTGGTTAAGGTAACCCTCGACGTAAGGAGTGGTCACTTAGCTTTCCGGTGAAAGAGGCCGCGGATCTTGTCACGGACAGCCCGGAACAGAATCACCGGCAAAGCAATCAGGATTGCGATAGGGATAGCCCAGCCGCCCATTACGGCACCCACGGCCTAGACCAGATGCCATGACTGCAAGCCAGCCCGGTAGCCTTCTCGGGCCAGCCACCAGGCCAGCAGGCCATGCAGATCCGGTGAGGACCAGGCCGCCTGCCGTGCGAGTTCTCCGGGGCAACAGAGACCGGCTTAGGCGGAACATAGTCAGGCTTGGTTTCGACGGAAGGGGGGATCTTGAGGCTCTTAGTGCTAACCGGGGGCTGCGACTTAGGCACTGGGCGATTCGGGTCATCCTTACGAGGACGGCCCGGGGGCCGTCCCGTAGGCTGGTATGACATTAGTAAGCAATCTCCCTAACGGCTATCCCACCACAACGGCCACACTTGCTGAAGTAACACCCGAAGCCACAAGCAGTGCAGCGGAAACCAAGCCCGGCCCTGGTGGTCCCAGACATGCTCGGAATGAACCCGCCGAAGGCAACGATGGCCTTAGCGTCCCGGGGATGAACATCGGTGATTCCCTTGCGGAAGTCGTACCGGCGCCCGGTGACCCCATCCATCTCGACACACTCACGAGCTGGTGTCGCAACCTTCATCTGCCCTGACCTCGATCCCTCTTGGTCGCCTGGGTTTTCCTTGACTTGCGGGCCTTGCGGAGTTTCAGCCCCTTATCCCGCTTAGCGTCCTGCCGGGCAGCCTTAGCGTTAGCCCGGTCCTCCCGGTTCGCCATGACTGCCCTACTGCTTTAGCCCTTTGGAAACAAGCAACTGGTAAAGATCACCAGGAGTCACGTCACCCGGCTCATCGCCGGGGAACAGGACAACTCCAGCCTTCAGGTAACACTGGGCTACAAGCTGAGAGCAGATCATCGTCTTGTCCGAAGCCATAAAATTCTTAAGCCCCGGCACTGGAATGTGAAGACGATGCGCGGCCAAGGCCCCGTAATCGAGGAAGCCGTAAGGTGTGCCCCGGTAGCCGTAAGCGGTCATGGCTATCACGGCCCCAGTGTCAGGGCTAATGCCAAGCAGCCCAGTTGACCAGGCGCCAAGGTTAAGCGGGAACTCGGCCAGCTCTGCCCCGTGGGGCTCGGCCTGAATGAACTTGCCGTAGCCTTGACGCTGGGATGGCCCGACATACAGGCGGACATGCTCGAAATCAGCAAACCCGTCACCGTTAAGCCACTGGCCGAACTGAATGAGCTTGCCACCAAGGCCGCCAGTGGGCGCTAGCTGAAAGTCCCCAGGTTCAGGGTTGAGAATCAACTTGATCCCTCAGTTGTGCGGGCTGACTTCAAGATGACTGGGCAGGCGGCGAATAGCCTCACGCACCCCGCCGTCATTGTGCTGCACCATGACATCGTTAGCGCCGAAGTCGCCTTCAAGGGCTTCCAGGTGATCCTGGGACATGTCCGGGGCAATGAACTCAGGCTTGCCCTTAAGGACAGCCGTGGTAATCCCCGTGCCATCAGACATCGATGACAGTCCCCGTTGGCACCCCGGTAACAGCGTCCGTGGTGAAAAGCTGGGCGGCAGTCGCGGCAACCAGAACTGCCGCCGCTGGGCTTTGCTGCCCGACCGCTGCGGCCTGCCTGTTGGCAAACACGAAGTTCTGGGCATCACTGGCAACCGCCGTGTTAACATTCCCGGCACTGTCCAGGTAGGCGGCCATCAGTGGGTGCCCTTAGTTGCCTTCTCGGCACCAGCGGGACAGCCGGAAGTGGGAACCATGCCAACCGGCCGGGTGCCCTGAGCGAACATCGCTTGCCGCTGCCGCTCAAGCCGCTGCCACTGGTCAACAAGG